GGAAGCCGAAGCCGTAAGGCAAAGCAGAAGCATCAGCAGAAGCAAGAGCAAGGGAGTTTCATCAACAATATGAGCCACATGCCTCGTGATGTATGGAGAACAACATGGAACAAAGCAATAGACAAGTCCGCAATCGGCTGGTTTCCTAGAACTCACGATTTACGACATGCCAACGCTACGCAGTTGTTAAAGAACGGCGTAGATGTCCATGAAGTAAAAGAGCGATTAGGACATCAATCGATCAAGACGACAGAGCGGTATTTACACCGCCTTCGTTCACACCAGTCAAAGGCATCTGAAAGTGCTAATGGCTATTTGGAGTGATGATGAAAGAAAAAGCAAAAGCAAGCGCAAGAGCAGTAGAAAAGATTATGGTAGAGCAGAAAAGCAAAGCCATATCAAAAGCACAAGCACTAGGAATAGGTGGACTTACACTTATTTTGGGTTTTGGATTAGTGGTCTTTGGAACAACCGAAGCCGTAGCCCCAACACAAGCCCAAGCCTTAGTGGTTAAAGAACAAAAGAAAGAAGCAACTTTGAAGAAGTATGAAAACGCTCATACCTTGACTGATACTGAATTAGTCGAGTTGCTTCGTGCCATAGGCTTCAAAGGTAAAGACCTTCAAGAAGCATGGGCAGTTGCTAAGAAAGAAAGTAATGGGCGACCTCTTGCTCATAACGGCAACACAAACACAGGCGACAACTCTTGGGGCATGTTTCAAATAAACATGATTGGAGAGTTGGGAGAAGATCGTAGAGATAAGTTTGGTTTAGAAAGTAATGCCGAACTGCTCGACCCTGTGGTAAATGCGAGTATCGCCTATTACATGAGTAAAGGCGGTAAAGATTGGAGTGCTTGGCATGGGATTACCCCAAAGACTGAACAGTTAATGGAGAAGTTCCTTACAGTAAAAGCAAAGCAATAGCAGAAGCCATAGCAGAAGCACAGTAAAGCAAAGCAATAGGAGAAGCCCCATCAGAAATGGTGGGGCTATCTCAGAACTAACTTACCTGGCAGCCAGAAAAAGTTAGTTAGTTAGGGGCGGATATGAAAGAGCATCAGTTTGTAGATCGCTATGCTGAGTTAGACCCACGATACATAAAGCATAAGCAAGATCAATATAAAAATTATTATCAAGAAGAATTAAGTTTAATACCATATACCGAAGAATTGTTTTGGGATAAGTTAATTCATTTAGGTTGGAGAAAAGATCATACAACAACAGAATGTTTGGTATTAGTTTGTCCTGCATGTGAAAAAGCCATAACAAAGGTAGTCCTTAAAGATAATATAGACATTAGACCTTTATTAAAAATTGAAGACAAAATAAAGATTCACCAGACAGCATATTGCCAAGCAACAGCAAAGCAAAGCAAAGCATAAGCAAAAGGCAAAGCAATACCAAAAGGTTATTGATTGTCTTTAATTAACCTAACTTCGCAAGCATCAGTTGTGCAGTAAGCCTCACCAATAGCATCAGCAGCCATACCAGCGTAGACACCAGACAAATCAATAGGAAATAGTTTCATAGTTCCTTCTGTTTCATACTCTTCAGCAGTGATTTGAGTGTAAGGCATTTGAGGATAGGTAGCATTACCAGAAGGTAAGAAAGATACGGTTTTAAGTTGACCATCATACATATGCAAAGCCGTACCAATAGCCGAGGCTTCAGTCTCAGGATTAAAACTGATAGTTACACTTACAGAGTTGTCTGACCAATATCTTTGTGCAGTTGCAGCAAGGGCCATCTTTTCGTAAATACTTACATCTTTTTCAGAACGTCTAGCACTAGATTTAATTGGGAAAAAGACAACAGAAGTAGTATTTGGAGATTCACTTGCTGGTTCTACTCTGTAATTAGCCATTTTAAATAAAGGCAACATTGGATCAGAGTTTGCAAAACGAATAGCACGATTAAAGTATTCTCCGCCCACAGTCCAGTGAACGCCAGGTGATTCACCTGCCAAGATACTAACTGTTCCACTTGGCTTCACGGTAGTCATCTTTATAGATTCACGAATACCAAGCCACTCAGAGTAGGTGGTGTCGTAGGTCTTGATTACCTTATAGCCTTCATCCATCCACTGACGGAGTATTGGTAATCCTTTCCTATCTGCAAAGTTAGCCACTCCTGAAACAGAAGTTCCAATGCGCCGATTTCTTTGCATGATGGCGTTTGTTTCTTCCCAGTGTGTAGGAATAAGGGTAACCGTTTTAGCGTATAGATAAGCAAACTTTAAAGTTCTTTTAAAGTCCTCCATATCTTCGTGACGGTTTAAGTAAGTTTCTACTAAAGTACAGCATTCAAAAGATTCAAGAGATTGTTCTGCACAAGGGTTGTATCCTGCAATGCGCCAATCCTTATTATTAATTGGATCAATGAGACGACCATACTGTTTTGAGATATCCATCCAAACAACTCCTGGCTCTCCGTTACGAGCAATGCCATCAATAATGTTATCTAAATTATCTCCAACATTTACCGATACAGAGTTGTTGGACATCCAAGCCCATCCTGGCTTTTCTGGATTGTAAGAGTTTCTTTCTGGAAATTTTTCTGCGTTTTTTAAATTTAAAAAATCTTCATCATCAATTCTGCCAATAAGTAACTCAGCAGACCGCCGAACATTACCAGATACAACACAAACCCCAATAAGGTTCCCAATATCAGCGATATCAATACGGGTAAGTTTCTCACCAGAACGTTCTTTGAAGATTCCATCAATGTAATTATGTAACTTAATGAGAGGCTCTGGACCTGCTGCCGTGCCACCAAATGTCTTGATAGGCTCCCCTGCCTTGCGAATTTCGTCATAGTTAAACCTAGGACGTTTTGAATCTGGACGTAAGTAAGAGTTAATAAGCGTGGCTGTTGATTCGACCCAGCCTTCTCTGGTATCTGGAATGACATATGTTTCCCCCTCTTGTGGTGCATAAATTGTGAAGTCTTTATCGGCGCCTTTATCATCGAATCCAACTCCAACTCCAAGCATACTAGCCTCCATTAAAAATGCAAAAGGCTTTGCTGGATCGGTCTTAGTCATTGAGCCTGTAGACACAAACGCACAGTTTTGTAAGGCTGCTGAGTTTCGTTTTTCATTTACGATGGTAGTGCCCATAACCCAGAGACCTCTACCTGGTGGTGTCCATTTTAAGTTCCACAAACGATCAAAGGCTTCTTTGGCTGAGGCTGCTGCTTTAGCATCTGACCAAGGCAGTCTATTTGTTTTAGCATGATCTTTTTGTATAGAGTACATTCCGTTAATAACTCTCTCACAAACGTCGACCCAAGTTTCTTTAGTACCATCTTGTTTAAGTCGTGAATAGGTCCTCAAAAAAGTTATCTCACCAACTGAGTTTCCAGCAGCATCTTGATACCCAAATGGCGCTTTTAATTTTTTATATGGAGCAACATACTCTTCGGCTAATTTAAAAGAAAACAATTTTATAACCCCCTACTATTTCTACTTGGATGCAAATACCCCTCAATGGGAATGCGTATTGTGACGGGTCTTAACCTATCACACACATGTTAACTTGATAGAGTGCTTATGGCTTAGACAAAAGGGTAAAGTTCCCTCCACTAGGTTCCACTACTCTCCACTTACTGTTATCAGATAACTAATCTTCTATCGATTGTTGAATAATTTTTGTTACAGTATCTTCTTTTAAAGCATCAGGTAACTCTCGAAGAGCCTGTGCTCTGTCGCCAAAGATTGCAGAAAGAACTCCTCCAGAACTTTGACGTTCTGCAGTAATACGAACAAACTCTCTGTTTTCTTCTAACTCTTTTAAATTACCAACAAGTTTAAACAAACGATCAATTTCTTGAGATACATTGGGATCAGCATATCCGCCATTCATTTCTTCTGCAAAACGCATAAAAGCCACTCTCTGGCCTTGCATTTCAATGATTGCGTTAAGTAAAGCCTTAAGTTGATCTTTAGTCTTTACTTCAACAGGAAGGTTAAAAGCACAACTGTTGTCAGGTTTAAAAGCAGGACAATTCGAAGCAACAAAGCAAGTGTTACATTGACGAAGTGAAGAATGCTGATTATTAATGATTGGGACATCTTTAAGAACATCTTTTCCATCTTCATCAGTTTCAACTATTGTCTTCATTTTATATCCAAAGACAGGTAAGTTTTGAACCTCTAAAGGGTCTCTTTGTATCACTTCATTTGCAGAATTTTTCCGCACTTCGACCTCACTGTTATCAGAAGAGGGTAATTCAAATCCCATTAAACCTGTTAACAACTCATCGCTATTATCAGATACTTTCTCCTCTTTACCACCATTAATAATGTGAAAGTTTGGGCTTTTTTTATCCATAGACTCCTCTAATCGTTTGTAAGACCATACCGCAACTCTAGTTGCTTCAAGAGTACCATCCTGGACAAACTCTAAATAGTCTAGTCCAGCCTTCTCTACAATTGGCTTATATCGTGGTCGTGCTTGATCTTTCATTCTCTTTGGATAACGAACTAATTTAGTTCCATCCCAAATAATAGTTTCACCTCTTCGCATAGGTGATAACCAGGACAATGTGCTGGCTGTAGCAAATGGTATCTGTCTTAAGTTATCTGGTTTAGCACATCCAAGGGCGTGGTAAACGGTATTAAATTGTTTAGAGTAACTTCTTGTAACTGCCGCTAAGTTAGTTACCGACTCAATTTCAGCATAAGGCACTACCACGTTTTTGTATTTTTCAGAGATATCCTTAAGATTTAATAACCCATATTCCTCATGCCATACTACCCATAGTTTTGGATCATTACTAAAAAATGGACGTTGTTTTTCTACCCAATCTAATCCTAGAGTAAGTGAGTCAAACTCTTGAAAGGCTTCTGCTCGATCAGCGTTGTTAACTAAAAACTCTTGATAATCTGCGGCTATTTCTAATAGTTCTTCTTTAGATAGACCTGCTTTGTCCGCTTGTGCTGCACCAGACTCTATATAGACCTTAGTCTCTGGAGTAAAATGCTCACTTATAAGCCAAAGTTTAGTTTTAGGTAATCCGCGTTTCCTAAGACCCCAATAGTTGAGCCCCATAGACTCAACTTTCATACCCTCTAGCAAGGTTCTATTTGAACCAACTTCAGTTCCTGAAAAAATTAATTTAGTCATCCCAGAACTCTAGTTCTTTTGGATTGGCTGCATCTTTTGAACGAGCAACATTTACTCGATTAATAGATTCTTCTATTTGATTCCAAGTACGAACTTTTTTAGGTGCATCAGGTCGTCTTTCTACAGCCAAATATCCTGGATTCATAAACATGATGGCTGGAATACCTTGTTCTTCAAAAACCCAAGCACACATAGATGGGTCAGAATCAACATACATTTCTATTGGAGCACGAGAACGACTCATAACAAATTGTCTCTTTTTTAAGTCTTCACCTTCTAGATAAAAAGAACGGTCAATTAAATCATCATAATTAATAATTCCATGAGAATTAAGCCAATGTTCTGCATCCTCTGTTTTTCTAGAGGTCATAATGGCTACACGATTGTTGATGTTTAATGCATAGTAAAGCATTACTCCTGCTCGGATTGGTTCTCCTGTATCCGAACTAAGTACGCCGTCTAGTGATAGTAATATATTAATTAGTTATCCTTTTGCTCGGTATGTTGCCGCTCTACGAATTAGGGTCTGAGTATCTGGTAAATCAATACCATAAGTTTCGTCTGCTTGTTTTGCTTTGTATGCTGACCAGTACTCAGACAGTTGTTTTAGTGCAGGAACTGTTCCATATTTTTTACCAGCCTGCCATCTATAATTATAAAAATCTTCATACCCTTTACCATCTGGTCTAAAAGCGTATCGACGAGAATGATGGATATCTTCAAAAAGAGCCGAACCTTGCATTAGAGCGGTTTGTAAACCAAACTCAGCATTACGACGAGAGGCTGGGTTTTTTGCATTTTGTAAATCTGTTAAATATTTTGAATAACGCATAACAATTTCTGAGGCTTTGGAAGTATCTTTTTGAATGGCTGATTCCCACGCTAAATTTTGTGTAGCGCCTTGTTGCTTAGGAAACACTGTCCACTCATTGTGGTTAAGGTCGTATGCAGCATAAGGATTAATTGTTCTAATATCTGTGGCTCCAGGATTAACGTAAAAAGTTACTTCAAATCCATTCCAGTTAGTCATTTCAGGCTGTAAGTGTTCTCTAAAATCTTCATTTAACATTTTGCTAATCTCAATATCTGATAACCCCATATACTCTGGATGGGCTTTTCTAAATGAAAAATAATCAACACCAATGAGAATATCTAAATCTCCTGGTTCACGATCTGCTGACCATTGGAAAGATATCGCCGAACCTGCAATCCAAACTCTTGTCCACAAATCTGGATGGCGATATGCGTCATCTAAAAATCCATACAATTTTTGAAGAATACCGTTACGAACCCAACCTCTTAAAGTTGTGTTTACAAATAACTGCGGGTCTAATTCTTCTTCAGGATCAGAAAAATAAGAAGTAGAGGCAGCCTGTAGTTGAACAGGGTTAACAAAACCGCTCAAATCACTCATAGACATAGTCTATGGCTCTTTAGGCTTGTGGGGTGTCTATGCCTCTATCACTTAGTGCATTTATCAATTTTTCTTTGAATTCTGCAACATTGTCTTTTGGTTGAAGACTTGCTACCACACTCCTTGCAACTCTATCGGCAAGTAACTGACTTTCTATGTCAGAAACTAACTCTCGACTTGTTTGATATATGTCAAAGGTAGTTGCTCTTCTTTGAACGACTTCGCTAGGTTCAAGCACCTCGGTAAATACAGTTCCATCTAATCTAATTCCTACAGTGTAGGCCACTTGTACCATCTCATTTTCAGACATTATTATATTCCCATCAACTTTCTCTTTCGTTGTGCTACGGATATTGCTACAGGACAAAAGTCGCACAAATAAGTTTTTGGACCTGCAGATTCTTCGTACTTCTCCATACCTTCGGCTCTACGTTCCTTTATTGTTTTGGGCACCAACATCTTGTCTTTAATATGCCAATCTGAACAACCATCCTTTGGTTTGTTGTGTTGCCTATAGCAAGTCATTGCATCTTCCATAAAGGTAGATCGTGATTCGTAGAAAGTATCATCTACCTCTGCAATACCAGCAGATCCTCCGCCTTTTATTTGTCTAATAATTTCTTTTTTTGACTCTGTCTTAGCCCATGCTTTTAATGGCAATACAAATAGTTTTCCTTTATGCGGTTCTCCAGAGGGAAAGACATGCTGTTCACAGGCAATTTCTAATAGGTGATCTTGCTCAGGCGCACCATCATAAGGTGGTAACTCTTCTAATGTTTGACAGACAAGACAGTACAACAACCTAAACTGTGGTTCATTATCTTGTTTTTTCTGTCCAAGAATTGGTACATTACTCATAGTGCTCCTTGTGATAGTCCGTGTAGCCTAACGTACTTAGGCGGCTAAGGCTATTTTACGATGACCTTGATTGTGGTCTAATCTATCTATTCTTTTAATTGAGTATCCACAGCAAGACTTATTCTTTTTTACATTTGACTTTGGGCGTTTCTTACTTGCTTTACCACACTTACGGGCGTCATTACGACCCCCACCGCTTTTACTTTTCGCCAAGAGGTATGCCGTAATCTGGATTCTTTGCGTTATCGTGTCCGCTTTGGAAGTGGGTGTTCAATGCACGCTTAACGATGTTTTGATGTTTGGAAGTAGTTCGAGAATATTTTGTCGT